ATCCAACTCATTCTGAACAATGTCGTGATTACCGACACCCTGCAAAATCATTTCAGCATGGTCAAAAGTAACGATAGTCTCATTTCCTTGGTCATCAAGCATGCCCACCATGACCAGCGTATTGTCTGGCTCAAATGGGTCAAGGTGCATCTTACCATCACGCTTGGTGACGGTGTTCTCTACATCAAGTGTTAGCTTCATCCCTCGTACCTCGCTGTCTGATAGTTAAGTTCACAGTTTACCATACCGTGCCAGCCATTCAACTTATTCTTCACAATGTTTATATGGCGCAGCGGACTGTCTTCTTCCTGACCCTCAACTGTTGGTGACTTACCAATCAGTATCATCAGGTCAGCTTCTGCAGCCTTACCTGTACGGCTACCTTCCATCATGCTCTGGTTCAACTGTGCGCGGCCCTCTGCCTCTGCTGATAGCTGAGACATGTAGAACACCGCACAGTCGTAGGTCTTGGCAATCTGACGTGCATAGATAGCACACGCCTTGAGTGCCTCGTCCTGTCGAGCGAAGGAACCCTGCACACCAAACTTATCACCCATGTCAAGTACAAGGATGTCAGGCTTGTAGGACTTACATACGGACTCAACCCATGCCATGTCACGGCCACCTGCTTCCTTAATCTTGATGTTGTTCATCACAGGCTGATACAGTGCCTGTGCTTTGGACATGTTGTCCCGCACTTCACGGGCTGTCATGCCAGCAGCAGCAGTCAAGTATCTTGCACCAACACGGTGTGTCGGCTCCTCGTTACACAAGATAATACACTTGGCACCCTGATGTGCAAACCCACCGGGGGCAGCAATGAGGCTGGCATGGAACGATGTCTTGCCTGTGTTGGGACGTGCGCCAACTTCAATAAGCTGACCACCTGACACACCCTCGACCTTACGTGTCACGCTTGGGATGTTGAATGCCCAACGTGCTTCTAGTTCAGCCTTTGCCATGAGTGTCTCAATGGTAATGTCATCCCACTCAATATTGAGATTGGGAATAAAGTCATCACCATAACGCTCAAGCAGGTTACGTAGAGCCTCAAGGCTGGCCGCATCACCATTGACCATATCAAAGCCAATGTTTGCTACGTCCTCACCCACTACCTGCTGGAACAGCTTGGACAGCACTTCCTGTGCCACGTCACTGCCCATAGGCTCTTCGCGTTTAATCTGCGAGAACAGGCTAGAGTATGCTTGCTTCTGCGCAGTAGTCAGTGTCGGGTTGTCCGACATGAACAGGGCTTCGATTTCATCTGGTGTGACGCTACGTTCATACCTGTCCATAGCAGTGTCAATAGACTGCTTAATCTTCCGCACGTCCTTACTGAACAGGCGTTGCGGACATTTTGAACCACGATGGTCATCATAGAATGACTTGTCCATCAGGCTCCTAATTATTGATAATTCCATGAAGGTTCTCCATATCTGTCGGGTTACGATATTTCAAGTCGTCGGTTAGTTTGAGGACACGAACATCGTTGACATGTCCTCGTAGTTCCTTTGCCATCTGCAAGGTCTTTGGTAGCGCATCGGGGTCTAGCGCAATGATGGCTGTTGAGAACTGCGAGAGATACCTTTTATGCGACTCTTGCAAAGACGTGCCTAGAAGCGCAACCCCGACAAAGGTGCCGTAACCAACAACGGCTGCACTCAAGCAGTCCTCAACAACTACGGCGACTTTACCATGTCCTGAGACATATGGCAAGCCACTTTTTCCGTACCGCTTCCACTTGGGTAGGCGTTTACCAAGTGACCGGCCTGTAGCGTCTACAATCTTGCCGTCATGTATGATGGGAAATACCATGCGGTGTTCCTTCACGTCATACATTATGCCAAGCTGTTCTGCGTCTAACTCGTACAACTCCCACGCAATCTCTGCCACGTTCCAATCGTGTGGCACAACGTAGTCGGGCAGCTTGAACGTGTCCTGCTTGGCAAAGTCATCAGCACCGGCAAAGCCAGCACGGATGTCATCGGCACTCATACGAACACGTGTCCCGCCCTTAACACCACAGGATGCACGATAGCAATTCCATACAAGTGAACCCATGTTGTTTGTCACTGTGAATGTCTTCTCTCCACAGTTGGGACAAGCAACACGCTTGGTCATACCCACGGGTACGTCCATATCACTTACAATGTTATATATATTATCCATGTATATATCACTTTCCTTTGCGGCAGTTAAGTGCTTTTACCATGCGACTTACGTGCTGTCAATGCACTATTTGCACTGGCATACGTATTTCTCATGTAAGGTTTCACCGACTGCGGGTTACTGTGTCCAGTCACAGACATGATTTGTCCCATAGGTACACCGGCCTCGACCATCTGTGTCGTGCCTGTTCTACGTAAGTCCATCAGGCGTAACTCCTCTGGCAGATTAGCTTGCCTCATAACAGCCCGTCCAGCCTTGCTGAGACGCTCTAAGCTGTATGGATGATACTTACCACCAACAGGCAACACACGGGGTGCCACGTAGGCTTGAAAGCCGAAGTCTTCCTGCTGCTGCACAAGCATCTCGTACAGGTCATCCTCAATAGGCAGACATACCTCTGCCCTACGCTTGCTCTGCTCAAGGTACAGCTTTCTGTCATCCATGTCGAGGTTGTCCCACTGCAGCAGACGCATATCACCTAGCCTCTGGCACCACTCGTATGCCATATGAATAATAAGGCCAATGCTGCGCCACTCAAACTGCCCATAGGCAGTGTCAAGGAATTGACGCACGTTGTCCTCTGACCACACCACCTTACGTTGTGGTGCAGTCTTGCGTTTGATGTTGGCAAAGGGATTGACCATTGCATACTCCATGTCGATGGCGTAGCGATACAGCAACGATGACACAGTGCATACGTGATTGGCAAACGTGATGCCACGCTTCACCCATTCTTCATATGCGTGTTTGGCTTGTTTGCTCGACAGCTTGTCGTATGCAACAGACCCAAACTCACCGACCAATATGTTGAGGAAGTATTGATAGTCCTTCTTAGACTTGTCCCTCAACATACTGAAATCGTTGGAAGAATAGTATGTCAATACTAAATCTTCAACTGTTTTCATGCGCTTCTTTCTCCCTCTGCTCCTCAAGGTTTTGAGCCACATACTTATTGAGATAGCGGCCTACGAAATCAGCAATACCGTTGCTGTGGTAATGCTTCTTGCTGCTTTGTTTTCGCGGTGACCATCTACCTGTAGTCCAATAGTACATGTACTGCCTGTCTTGGTCATTGTATATAATGAGGCAGCTACCCGCTAGCATCTTTTGATACTCTATGTCGTGTGTATCAAGGTACTCAAGAACAAACTCTAGGCTCTCGCCTGTTTCCTTTCGGAACACAGGCTGGCCCTTTGAGTTAGTCCTAACATACTCCCAATCGTGCTTGCTCATGCTGCCAGTAACTCCTTGAACTCGCGGCTGTTCACCCACTGTGCAGCCTGATTCTCACGACGGAACATCGTGATTGCGTTGGTGTCCTTGCCAGTGTTACGCAGCCCGAAACCATTACGCTCGTCGGCGTAGCTGGCGTAGTTCGTGAAGGCACTGTACAATGCCCAAGCATTCTGACCACGGGTTGCAGCCTCTTGGTTGTACAAGGTAAGCATCTTTTCTGACACACGGTCTGATTTGAGCAGGGACTCAAGCATAGCTTTCACGTCACCGACATACAGTGTCTTGTTGGCGAACCGCTGCAGCCTCTCTGACTGTGCATAGAATGCCTGTGTCGAGCCTTTCAGTTCCTTGATGAACTTGTCCATGTCGAACCCGCTGGTGTTCTTCCTACGGATGTCATCGTACTCGCCGGTAATCATACCGTTGGTGCAGAAGAAGTCGATGGCACCAAAGTACACCTGATTGGAACAGCTACCGTCCACCCCATGTAGGGCAATAATACGCTGGGCAATCGTGGTGCTGTGCTTGTCAGACTCAATACGAGCAGTCACTTCAGGCAGTGACATGTCAGCCATAGCCCAAGCGTTGTTACGTGCAGTCCTGAAGCGGATGTTCATGCTTTCGCACTCCTCTTCGCCAAGGTTCTCCGTGATGGTGTCATGCACACCGACGAAGAAGTCACCGTGGTTGGCACACTTGAAGCTGTTACCGACCACACCAAGATAGTCTCCGGTGTTACCGTTGATGACATACTTCTTGTCTGCAACTTTGGTAGGCTCAAACTCCACAGAGAAGTTCAGGTTTTCAGGCAGCAGTTCCTCTGCTGTAAGGATAGGTGAATCAAATGGCATGGTTATTCTCCTTTCACTTTTTTGGTACGGAAGAAACCCTCTTTGTCTGGGAAGGCATCCATGAACTTACGTGCATAATAGGCTGTATGATTATTCGACAGCTTAAACTTCACATCAGACTGTGTTTCAATGTCGGTGTGCCACCGAATACGTTCAAAGATAGCCTTTGAACTGTAGTTCTTTTTGCCAGCTTGTATCACATCGTTTGTGTATTTCACAAACAAATCCCATACATGCGGGTTGTCTTCATCAAATCGGTTGAACCGACGCTCTAGTTCAGTCATAGAGTTGTCTCCTTTCATATTGGCAACTGAGAGTTACGTTGTATCACAAAGCACACACCCAGTCAAGCACTAATCCCAGCGATAAAACATGTGGTCACCTATCTGCACGACATGTGTCTTGCTTTCTGCCCATTCGGGCAGGACATAGGTTGCGTGGTAGTGTGTGGCACCCTCAACGAAGTCATCAAGGTTGCCTGTATACACACCGTAAGCAATCAACATGGCTTGTTGCCATGCACCTTCATTGTGGGTGTCGTCTGACTTACCATCACAGTACCAGCTAAACTGACAGCGATGGCGTACAGGAAAGTCCTGCTTCCATGAATAGGTTGGCCCTTGCTTGACCACATCACATACATCATCAGGATACCTGTCATCACGCACTCTGTTCATGACCACTTGGGCAACCGCGACCTGCCCAATGAAGGGCTGGTCACGTGCCTCGTGATACACGTTGAGTGCTAGGCACACAAGTGCTTCTGCAAACATTAGTCCTCCTCCTCCTCATCCTCTTCTTCAATCCACTTGTAATCTGCCCACCAACGTCTGTTACCAGATTCACTCTGAGGCTGAACCAGTCCAAAGTGATTACCCAGAAAACTGTCGGCACCATCCAAAGTGCGAACAATACTGTAGTCAATATCACACTTCTCGTCTGTAGCCCTGTTGAAATCCTTAAGGGCATTAATGATGGTGCGAATCTGCTCTAGCTGCCACTCGTTAAGTTCAATCGTAATTGTTTTCTTTTCCATTGTCCTTCTCCTTAATCACAAGATGTCTGTCGGGTAATCACGGCTACCCAACACTGCCGTTCTTCATCATACTTGACTGGACGGACCAGCCTCGTTCCATATCCAAAGGGATGCCACCCCTTGAAGTATAAGTCAACCTGTTTTTGCAGACCAGCTTCTGTTTCGTCTGTCATCTCTACTCGTATGTCTTTCATCAGCAGTATATCCTTTCCATAATTCCATTGAAGGCATGTAAAAACATCCATCCTATGCTGGCCCATATACACGCAAACAAGAACATCTCAATGCCGTCATGCGTAAGGTAGTAGTCCACTACCTTGTCCCATAGATTACTCATGCTCACCCCCATTGCCTCTACCCAAGCCACCAAAGTAATTAGGCTTACGCTTGGCTGTTTCAAACACACCAGCAGTGATGAAGATACCAGCTATCAGCAGGGCATGGGCAATGGCACTGATGCCAAAGGCCATAACACTACCCACCCACATGCTGAATATGATACACCACATCCATGCCAGCACCTGCATTACCATGTGCCTTGTGTTTGTGTCAGGTATGTGGGACAGCGGATTGTACCGCCAGTCCATGATTAAGTTCCATGTGTTACGCATATTCCTTCTCCTCTGCCCACTCAGCCATGTGGTCACCAATACCAAACTCAAGGTCAAGTTCTGGGTACTCTGTGACTACACTCTCGACATCATCTGTTGTCCAGTCGTCACCGTCTACGTATTCACCAATGTAGCACCAGCCTTCATCAAGGTAACGTGCATTCACCTCAAAGCCCATGTCTACCAGCTTGTCAAACACAGGGATAGGCGGTGACCATGCTGTGTCAAATGACAGCACAAGTGTGTTCTCATCCATACGTTCACAGGAAGCATTGTAAATATCCCACTTGGTACCCCAGTGTTCAAGCCGCCAGTCGTACCAGCCACTCATAGGCTCACCGGCATCGTCACGCGGCTCTGGTATCAGGTGATTGCACAGTTCTGTGTCGTCTGTGTTCATCACGTTGTAGATGTTGTCAATCTGCTGGCTGTCATCGTGTGACAGGATTACTCTGTTGTCTGTGTGATTAGGCATTGTCAAACTCCTTGACCCATTCCAGTTCAATACGTTGCTTTGGATACAGTGCCGCTGCCATGTCCATGACATGCTCTACTGCATTGTCCCATACACTCTCCTGCAGGGCAGCGGGGTGGACAGTTACCTGCCCACTTTCTGCGCCAATTTTTATACCGACTTCCCAATACATTACGATGTCTCCTTTTCTACTAGAAATACTTTCTTCTCGCAGTCCATGCACTTTGTCTGAGGCACGGGATATGTGTTTGTATACACATGCACATCTTCCCCATACTCCAACATCCATGAGATGCGGTTGGCACGAACCCATGACAGTTCCCACACATTCGTGCCGCCACACTCAACACACACCCACTTGGTCATGCTGCCTTCTTTGCCTTACGTCCTGTCTTGCTACGTGCAAGGTCACGCAGATTGTACACATCGTGTACCCCAGCGTCAATGAACAGGTCACGCTGTTTCTTGCGGCGAACCTGCTTGCCAAGTTCCTTGTGCATACGCTCAAGGATGATGCCTGCCGCATCCTGCGCCATGTACTGCAGGTAGCCGCCGACATCAGCCTTGCCCTCACGAGCAATCTCAAGCACCAAGTCGTAGAACTTCATCCGGCCCATAGATACACCATACACCTCACGGTACAGGGCTTCGACACGTGCCAGCTTGGCCTCGACCTGTGTCGATGCAAGCACCTGACCAGTCGGGCCAGTGGAACGCTTGTGATAGGAACCGGATGCGATGGTATTTTCGATGTTGATTGTAGCCATGATATAATCTCCTTTGTGTTGGTTAAGCTGCTTTGACGACAGGCTTGCCGTCACTGTTAGTCCAGACGGTGATAACGTGTGCATCTGTCACTGGTTCGCCAGTGT